CCTGTTGATTTCAGCAAGGACTTCAGTAGAAAGGATGTTTGCAAGTTCAGACTCGGCGTCCAAACCATGAACTGCCTTAAGGTCTTGTGCCAGTTCTAAACTGTACTCAGCTTTGAGGGCTCTGGACTTCGCAGTCACAGTAACCTTCTCGATGCTGAAGTTCATCTCAGCAAAAGCGTTGCCAGAGGCATCGCCAAGTGCTTCAGACTCAGCGGTAGGCATACCGTCTGAGGTGTTGTAGGTGCCGCTATCGTTCAGCAGACCAGGGTTGCTGCCTGCTTGTGCGGTTCTACCGAGGTCGCTTGCTGCGTTCTCAGCGGAGAACTCAGTGTCAGCCTCGTTGAAGAATGCTTCGTTGGATGTGCCTGTTCTGGTTGTGCCATAACGTGAGCGCATTGCGAAGATCAGTCCAGTAGGACCAGTCATCGGTTGAACGCCAGCGATGTCATAAGCAATAAGCTTAGGCATGCTACGTCTGATCAAGGAGATCAGCACAGGGTCGAAACCTGCGACAGGACCAGTTGCGGTGCTACCGCCACTGAAACCGCCTGTACCAGCAGACATTGTAGGTGCGGCTTCCGTCAGCACACCTGCTTCCTCTCTGAGGAATTTCTCTTGGTTTTCAAGCAGGATTGAGGTGACAGCCTTTCTATACTTATCAGAGATGTTATCAATCTCGGAGTGTTCAAGAATAGGTGCCCACTTTTCCTGCAAGGATTCAGAATTGAACATTGCTTGTATACCTATTTAATAGTGGTAAAGTGAACTAAATTACGATCTAAAATCATTTAGACCAGCGAGAGAGCGCATTGACGTAACCTGACATGGTGTCACTAACGTCCTGATTCTCGACTTTCACGTCCTCCGTTAACTCGCTAGGAGTAACGTTGGGTTTAGTAGAGAAGTACGACTCACGTAGAGTAGCAATCTTCTCGCGGTAGGATGTTTCATCTTCAAACTCAACTGCCTCAGCAAGAGTCGCCAACTTTTCCTTCTGGTTAAGTGACAGACCTTCTGAAACTTCGCTCACAATCCCATTCTTGGTATATCCGCCGATCTCTCTTACAAGAGTGACGTTTTCCTCGACTTGATCGTTGAGTTTTTTCTCCATAATATCGAGTTGTTCGGTCATCTCGTCAACCAAATCAACTTTCTCATCAGAGATTTCAATGAAATTCTCTGTGAAAACTTGCTTGAGACCTTCCATAACGGACTCTGCCATCTCGACTCTAATGCCGTGTTCGATGGCGATCTCGTTTTTGGCGACCCACTGATCTACTGCGTAGCTAAGGTATTCATCTACCTTCTCAGAGAGTTCACCTTTTACGGTCTCAATTTCTTCTTCCAGAACTTTGGCATACTCTTCATGCATGACCTTAAGTTCTCCATTCAAACGAGTAACAACCGCTGCTTCAAAAATGGTTGCTGCTTTCTCTTTGAATTCTTCGGAAAGATCTTCACCCTCAGTAAGTGCTGCTACATCGGCAGAAAGATCAACCTCAATTACGGTTTCTTCTTCTACTTCTTCTTCAGCAATTACCTCACCCTCGGGTTGGTGGGATGCTTGCACATCACCCTTGGCAGCAAATTCTGCTTTCTGCCCTGAGGCAGCGGAGGGTTTAGTGGAAGGGGGTGTCGCGGATTTACCGACGATCTTAAATTTGTTGGAATCATCGTCTGGCTTACTGTTCTGAGGGGTAGGTCCACCCAGATCAATAACGCCAGCGAGACCACTGCCTTCATTATCCAGCTTACCTTGGGGTTCAGCAGGTTTTGCGCCAGCGGTTACGCTTGATTCGTCCAAAGTTGTTTCAATACTTTCTGACATTGTAGTCTCCTGACAATTTCTACGAATTTGCTATAGTTATTTATGATTACAGATTTTTCACAAACTGATTGAAGGCAAATAGTTTGCGCTCCTCCAGTTGTGATTGCGCTGCATTGTCGATTTGATGCTTGATTCTCTCAAGCTGTTGCTCTGAGACAGCACCATTTTCCCAGACCCACTCTCTTCCTTCCATGATTCCGTTAACGAAAGCATCAGGAGCAGATGGATCTGCGACAATATCAGCAGCGGTAGCAAGCATAAAGTCATCTGAAACAATCTTCATGCCATTTTGTTCCTTTAAGGAACCTAGACCACGGGATGATACACCCAGTTTCACACCTTCTCCGAGAAGAGATTTGGCAATGCGACCCATGGGAGTATCCAGGATACGCGCTCTGCCAACAAAATTGTTACCTTCTCTTTTAAGAGATTGAATGCTGTGTGATACACGATCGAGATTAATGGTCGGTCCTTCGGGGTGTCCCAATTCACCTAACGCACGACCTTTTTGAATGTACGAACTGTCGTATCTTGTAACTTCTCTTTCAAGAAGTCCGACTGGGTACATTCTGCCGTTGCGGTTTTTGAGATCACCTTGAAGGAAAATACCTTCAATGAAGTGATTCTTTTGACCACTCTTGCCTTCGGTAATAATTACCTTGGCTTCTTCAATCGTTTCCGTTATCAGTTTCATCAGGAGTTTCCTCTTGGGGTTCGTCTGTCGCTTCAGGCGTTTCTTCTTCTTCAGGTGTTTCTGGAGTAGGGGAGAAAGCGTTCTTACCGTATTCGACCTTTTTGACGCCAATTGCGTCTAGTGCTTTGTCATGCATTGCATCTTTTACATAATCAGAAAGATCTTTTTGACCTGCAAAGAGTGCATTAACGATGTCACTTGCTGCTTGTGATGCCATAATTTTCACACATTACCTATTATTTAGAAAGATTTAGATGTTACCGCGCTCATAGTCCTCTGGAGTCATGCCTTCCTCCTGCTCAGGTTCGGGTGGTTGCAGTGACATTGCCATCTGTTCAACCTCCATTTGCTGCATTTGCATTGGATCAATGAGTTTGCCTTCTTGAATTTCCTTCTTCATCTGCTTATCGATCTCTTGGATCTCTTCGTCAGTTTGCTTCAGGACTTGGCGGCGCAGATAATCAAGTGAGAAATACTTCCCAGCAAGAGGATCCATCTGTTGTAGAAGAGCAAGTCTTTCGTTAAGAATTTCTTTCTCTTTTAGTTCACTGAAATAGTTATCCGCAATGAAATCATATTGGATACTTTCTTTCATATCATCCCACTCTTCGAGTGTGACGACACCTTTCAGTACCAGTTGGGTTTTCAGCAGATCATTGAACATGTCGCTGAAACGTTTACGGAGACGTGTGATAAATTTTTGAAATTTAACTTCGTCTCTAGTAATCTCAGCACTACGTCCAATATTAAAAGATGATTCTGATTCCAACCGTGAATCGGGAACGTTCAGCGCACGGTATAATTTCTTTTGAAAATACTTAACGTCTTCCAACTCACCAAGGTTTTGTCCACCTGGGAGTGTAGTAATTTCCGTGCCGCGTCCACCTTCACGTCTAGGAAGCCAGAAGTCTTCCAGCATAGACATGAATTTTTTATCATCTCTAATCTCACCAGTGTCGGCATTGTATACCAACTTGTTTCTATAGCGAGACATCACCTCACGGAGGTATTGTTCTGCTTTTTGTTTGGGAAGATTACCAACATCGATGTAGAAAATTCTACGTTCGGGTGCTCTGGACAGACGATAAATGACCAGAGAGTCCTCAATCATCCGAAGTTGATTGACGGCTTTGATTGCTTTATGTAGGTGAGAAAGAACATAATTGCGCTGCATGTCCAGCACACCAGAGTGACAATAACAAATAGCATCAGGCGCAATTCGTACACCCTGGTTCTCATATCCTTTCAACCCTTTTGGTGCATAAATGTAATACTCGACAGACTTAGGTGCGAGACCTGCCATTTGAGGATCAACAGGACCCTGCCGATCTTTGGGTTTGTCGAACTCAATAACTTTCTTGATCTTACGAGGATCGACGTATCTAATTTCTGTGATACCTTTCTTCGGATCCTTGGGATCAATTACTTTATGGAAAAATAGGCGACCATCAATATACCAACGACGAAAAAGATCGTATGCTTTACGATCAAAATCTAGTAGTGATAAGATGTTTCCAAATTCTTCACGGATAACACGCTTCGTACTTTCAGAAACGCGAAGGTTAGACAACTCAACATCTACAGGATGGTTGTCTAAGTCACCAGCGATTGCCTCATTGACAATATCGTTGATTGCGGAATCACACTCAGGGTGAATAGACATCTCACGGTATCTACCGATGAGTGCTTCCTCTGTTGCTTTATTGGCAGAATCGCCAAGATCAACATACTGTCCAAAGTGACCGCCAGCACTTACGGGAGCTGCCCCGTCTTCATTGTCTTTACGCACAAAAGAAGGACCAGTCGTGGACTGACCCTTCTTACGAGCTAGAGAATAACCAAAAAGGTTTGCCATTATTAAACCTGTATTTGTGCCTTATACGAGTTATTTATAAGGCTTCAATATATCAGTTCTTTTGAACGGCATTACCTGCGTTAACATCATCAGCGAATGTCCAGAACTGTACTTGGAATTCAACGGTGTACTCTTCAGGAGTATCGTTGTTGTCCCATGCCAGATCGATTGCGCTAATGCTACTAGGCCAGATACCTTGGAAGGAGTATGCCTTCTTCTGATCACCTTGTCTAGAATACTGACGCACGACAGCGTTAGACTGATAGTCACCAATTTCTTTGGCGTCTTGGATGTTCTGCTGCAAGTTCTGGATGCGGGATGCCCACTCTTCAAACTTGGTGCGAAGTCTAAACTCTTGATCGTTCAGAACTGTAACTGTCCAAGGTTCAAAGGTGCGATCACCAGCGATCTTGAGCATACGTCCGCGATAAGGAACCTCGATAACACCGATGGTCGATGCGGGGAGGTTTGCTGCCTTCACTAGGAAGGTAGACATCATGTTTGATCCTGCTAGAGATTCAGGTGCGGCACCTGCTTCCTCTTGCTTTCTGTTTTCTGATGAACCTATATTGCCACCCACACCAGGGCGACCTGAGGATACTAACTCAGGGAATTGAATCTCCACTTGGAACAGATTAGGGCGGGCAAGATCTTCGATCTTGTCGCGAAAGTTAAAGATGGGTGAATCAATAAACCCACCTTCCACTTGTCCTGGAGATCTTCTACGTTGTTCAGCCATTGTTACTCCGAAATTTTTTGTTGAGAAGAAAGATTGTGGGGGTCACTCGACCCCCTAAGGACTAAATCAGGAGGTGATTTCCGAGAAGGAAGCACCAGTTCTCGTCGCCGTGAAGGTGAGAGTGATGTAGTTGATAGAGCGGGTGGGTTTCACGAAGATTTCCGCGAAGAACTCACCACGGTCAATTGCATCGGCGGGGTTGTTGGTTCCGTCGCAAACTACGAGGAAGTCAACTACACCACGACGTGATTGAATACGACGCAAGAAAGGTTCAACAATATTCTTGAATGATTGGCGAGTAAACTCGTCATTCAATTCAAAGAGTTGAGTCTTTGCTGCCTCAGCAATCGCTTGCTCCATGACCAGGAACAGACGACGGACGTTAATTCTGTCGAATGCGGACTGGTAGGCAAGAGCAGTCTTGTCACCGTAAAGGACAATGCCTTGACCTGGGAATGCTACAACAGGATTGATGCGAGCATTATAGAGCATGTCTCTGTGATCTTTCAGAGGGGAGTATGCAAGTTTGATTGCATTTCTCAATTGTCCTCTGTTGAAACCAGCAGGTGAGAACCATGGTTCTTGGTTAAGAGTGGTGCTCAATGTAAGACCTGCAATGTCAGCATTGCAAGGAATATAACGATACTTATCGTTGTACTTGTCGTAGATGTACTTGTAGTTGTTGTCAAAGACAGCATAAGAAGTGCTGCTCAGTTGATCAAAGAACTCAACTGTGCGATCTACAATTTGGCGAGCGGTAGGAACGCCGATAACATCGTTGCGCTGAGGTGAAATGAATGCGAGGCAATCCTTACGGAGTGCAGCAATATCAATTACCTTTTGTGCTTTAGCGAGGCTATCAAGTTCTGTGCTCATGGAAGGACCCATGATGATATAGTCAACTTCCTGGGTCTCTGCATCAGAGATCAGGTCGTAACCAGCAAGAACTTTCTGACGGCTAAGAGTATAACCATCGATACCACCCTGAAGAGAGAACTTCAATGTGGATTGACCCTTAGTAAGAGTCATTGCCTTAGAGTCAGCGTTGGTGCTATAAGGATTATCTAGAGTTTCAAGTGCGCTTGAAGACTTGAACAGATCGAAATCAGTACCAACACCAGTGCGTCCCAACGAACCATTAGCAGAACCATCCTTGTCGAACAGTTCAAGGGTTTCATGAGCACCCCAGTAGATGTAAGAAGAGTTGTTCTTAACTACATCCTTATAGTAAAGTGCTTCACCTTGTGGTCCGCGAGCATCAGTTGCCTTGGAAACATTCAAGTGCTTCTCAAGAACTGTGCCAGGAGTACCAGTCAGTTTGCCGTCACCATCAATAACCAGGATGTGCAAGAGGTCATGACGACCACCGCGATCCAGACACCACTGTGAGGATGTAGGACGATTTGCAGCGTTCACCCAAAGGGTGCCAGCGCCATATGTACGCTCAGAGTATGCATCACCAACGTTACTGATAGTAACGCTTGCGGCGTTTGCATCAGAGACGTTCTGGTTAGAAAGGAAACGAGGAGAATTAGAATCCAAAGAAACATAGAGACGACGCTCAATGCTCTCGATCTTTCCTGAATCTCCAGTTGCACTACCAGCAGATCCGCTGTTGTTTGCAAGTTCGGTAAGACCATCACCAATCTCAAATACATCCGAAGAAGTATCGGCAATGGTGATCTCTAGTCTGCGAGTTGCACGATCCCATGCAACAACACGTCCAGTAGTGTTACCACTGTTAGCAGTAAAGAAGTTCTCTGCTGCCCAATCACCGACCAGGTTAGTACCCGCTTCAAGAGTTACAACTACGCTGTAGTTATATACTTTTGCGTAGGTGTTAGCATTAGAGAATGCAACCTGTGCGGCGGCGGTGAATTCCCACTCAGCGGAAGTAGGTTGTGCAAGATACAGGATTTGATCTGCGCCTGCGTCGGTCATCACAACTCTCAGGGAGTTGCCGAAGATACCAGGGTTACGTGCTGCCCACTTGTAGTTGTTAGATGCCGTCTCAACAGTGTTCTCGTATGTATCGAGATTTTTGATGATAGGAGCAGAAACACCAGTAGAGGTGGATTCGTTAATCGTGGTCTTATTTGCTGTTACAGTTTGCTTGGTAACAGTAGAACCGTTAGTATGTGCTGCAGCAGAAGTGCCGAGTTGTGCGCGACTAACCGTAAGGTTTTCACCACTAATGGCACTGACGCGAAGAATTTCGTCGTCAATTCTGATGTAGTCGTTAGTTGACACACTCAATGATGCTACCGAGGCAACAGTCAATGTGAGATCTGCGTCAGTGAAGGTACCACCTTCATCAATTGTTGTGACCGAAGCGGTTGGTTCGATCAGGGTGATGTCTGAAGCGGCGGCGTGTGAGGTCGATGCGGTAGATAGTTGACCGCGATTAACCGTTACGTCCTG